GGGGTGAGCCTGACGATGTCCACGATGTCGGAGTCCTTCATAGCTGTTTCCTCTGTGCGGACCAGACGAACCCATCCCAGCCGCTCTCGCGCCAGACCGTCACGGAATGACATGTCTCGTCCTGGAGCTGGTAGGTGAGGGTTGTTTTGCGCGCGACGCCGGTCCTGTCGTAGTCGGACTCGTATTTCCTGCGAGCCGCCTGGGTGGCCACATCATGGTTCTCGAACGTCTCCATCAGCGCCCCCTGTAGCTGGGATCCCAGTCATACTGCTCGCGGCCGTCCGGGCGCGTGTGGTGTGGCATCCGTGGATCCGGCCACTCCCTGGAGCGCGGTTCCTCACGCTGCCTGTCATACCGTCCGTCGTCCCTGGGATCGCGGTCGCGTCCTCCCCCGCGCTGCATGTCCTGGTAGGAGCAGCTGAACCCAGCACGTCCAGGCGGACAGGATTGCCCCACCTTGTCCCAGTACGGAGACTGCGACAGCCCGAGCTTCTCGGGCATGAGGAACACCGCGGCCAGGATGACCGCGAGGATGACGGACGCCACCATCAGCGAGCCGCCGGAAACACCACCACTTCTCATGATGAACCTCCACCGGGCGATCCTCCCCCGGAGGAGCGCCGACCGGCGGACGCTGAACAGACGCTGCGCTCCGCGTCAACATCACCCGACGTGGAGGTTGACTGCCTGGACCCGCTTGCGCCGGCGCCGGAGGCCGTGGCCGTGCTTCGTGACGACACCGAACCGCGGGCCGGCCATCCTGATCTGGCGCTCAGCGAACGCCTTCCGGATCATCTTCTCCAGGTTGTCGCGGTCGTTGTCGGACTGGGTACGCTGGGCGGGGTTCTTGGCCGGAGTCTTGCCACCGGATCCGGGCGGACCCTTCGGCGCCGGCGGGTTCTTGGCGGTCTCCAGCGCCACCTGGCTCTGCTCGTCCTTGAGGTCGAGCTGGTCCTGCGTGAGCCCGGCCGCCTGCATCGCCATGGAGTCGTCGACGTCGGGCAGGCCGGCCGCGTCCTTGATGTAGCTCTGGAGATCCTCGTCGGGGAACAGCGGCATCCCGGCCTGGCTCACCCGGAGGATGAAGTTCGACAGGACGTCGAGGTCCACCCGTTGCGCCAGGTCCGGCTCGATCTTGGGACGCAGGTCGAGGTCCGTGCCGTTGAGGACCATCAGCCGCGGGATGGCGTAGCGGTTGTAGACCCCCGCCATGGAGTTCAGGTAGCCCTCAACGGCCTGCATGAACAGGTCCACCTTGGTGACGGCCAGGGACTGCGTCCCGCGCGCCTCGTGCCCCAGGGTGAGGAAGTCCGCCAGGACCGACGTGAGCATCGAGACGCTGTACCGAGAGATGGTCTGGTCGAGGTTGATAGACGCCGCGCGCATCTGCGGGGCCACCAGCTCGAACTTGTACTGCTCCACCGCGGTCGGACCGTTCGCCCCCATGTACGTGTCGGACGGGAGCACGACCCCCATCTGCTCGTCCGTCCGCAGGTTGATCGCGATCTTCTTGTAGAGGTTCACCGCGGCCATCGCCGCCGAGTCCCCCGCGATCGCGGCCTCCATGATCTGCCCGGGGATCTTGATGACGGGGATCCCGCCGAGCCTCTCGAACAGGATCGCCTCCTGCTCCTGGAGCCGCTTGTTGTAGTAGTACGACACGTAGGCGTTCCGGAGGATCGAGCGTCCCTCCGGGGAGTTCTTGTAGTGGGTCGGCCGGAACAGCAGCATCTTCTCGATCGGGATGTCGATCAGCGGTCCCACCCACGGCTGCTGGGTCACACCCTTGGTCTGGCCGTTCTCGTCGAAGAACCACTTGATGATGGTGTCCTGGGATCGCCCCGGGATGCGGCGCCACCCGATCTTTCCGTCGTCGTACTCGCTGGACGGCAGCTCCTCGCCCCGGCGCTTGGGATCCGGTCCCGGTTCCTTCCCCTTGCGCTGCTTGTACACCAGCTCGTGCACGGAGAACCCGAACGGCAGCATGGAGAGGTTCTCCATGATGGTGTCCTCCCACGAGGAGGACATGTCGTTCCGGCACGAGTCGATGAAGTCCGCCTGCTCCTGGGCGGAGCCGCCGAAGTTGCTCCCAGCCTTGCCCACGTTGTGGACGCTGTCGCCCTCGGCCGGCTTCACCCGCCAGGCGACCTTGCGCATGGTGCTCTGGATGGCGAACAGCATGCCGCCGATGGTGGCGCTGTTGTCCATCATCTCGCGGTACTTCTGGGCGCCCTGCCGACCGACGAGTTGCTGGAGGAACTCTTCCCGCACCCACCCGGAGAACTGACGGAGGCCGGTCTGGCCGATCTCCCAGAACGTCATGCCGTCGGTGAGCACCGGGGTCGGTCCCCATGCGGCGTTCATGTCCTGGCTGGGCTGGGTGCCGCCGTACTGCGGCCCGACGTTCGGGCTCGCCACCTGGCCGGCGGTGGTCACGGCCTTGGGATCTGCCGTGGGGGAGTGAGGGACGCCAGCCACGCCGGCGGCTGGCCCCGTGGTGGTGGCGATCGCCGGCGATATCGGTGAGCCTCCGGAGGGGTTCTGCACCCCACCTTGCGGGTTCTGTCCTGGGGGAGTCTGCGGGCGGCGCGCCATGTCATGAGTATCCCTGATGCGTCCCGAACACCTCGACCGGTGCCATGACGATTGTCGGCGGCACGATAACAGGGATGGTGCTGGTGAGCATCAACTCCGTGAGCGCCCACACAAGGGCGTCGACTCTGTCGGGCGATCCCTCCCCGATGTAGCCTCCCGTGGTGAACCCGCACATCTGATCTTCCAGGGTGGGGAACCGGTCCGTGTGGTGGACCTTGCATGGCGTCGTCTCATCCCCGTAGAGCGCGGACACCGGCTCCGCCCGAACCACCTTGCCGCGGCTCGCCACCACCATCCGGACGAGGAGCTTGGGGTTGGCCGTCTTGATGACGAACCGGACCATCTCCCCCCCGAAGTTCTTCTCTGCCACCACGCAGTCCGCCTCAAACTCGGCGGCGGCGTTGGCGACGACCTTCCCCCACACGACCGGGCTGTCCCGCACCGACCTGTCAGCCAGGACGTAGGCGTGCCCGTCCTGCCCCAGGGCGCACACCACGATCCCGATCTCGTCGGCGCCGGTGTCATCCTCCCCGGAGGCTCCGGACGCGTCCACGGCCACCACCACCCGGCGGATGTTGGCGTCCTCCGGGAGGGGGAGGCGGCACTGCTCGATGGTCTCGTATGTCCAGAGAGCGCCCTCCGTCTCGTCCACGTATGTTCCGTCGTAGAACCTCTTGCGCTGGCGGGTGGGCAGGTTCCGCAGGCTCTTGAGGTACTCCGGGTTCAGGTTCTCGGCGTTCTGCTCCGGGTTCATGAACTGTCGCGCGTAGTTCTCCGGGTCTTCCAGGGGCTGCAAACCCACCGGATCCCGCTTCTCCCCGAAGAGACGGTTCGTCCAGTGACCTTTACCCGTAGGATTCAGGTCGTAGTACGCCTTCTGCTTGAGCGGCTCGTCCTCCATCCCACCCACACAATCCTGGCGGCACTCCTGGGCCAGGCGGGTGAGCGCGATCAGGACCGCGCTGTACTTGATCTGGCTGCACTCGTTGAAATACATCGTCGCGAACTCTTGCCCGAGGATCTTCTCGGTGCGCTCCTTGTCGTCCAGGCCGCCCAGCCAGACCTCCGACCCGTTCGGGAGCAGGAAGAACCCGTCCGCCCGCTTGGTGGCGTAGGGGACACCCGGGAAGCACTTCCTCATGACGGCCGGGAAGGTGTCGAGGCCGATCGACCTCCAGACGGCGTTGTCGCGGAAACGCAGGATCACGTGGCGGGAGTTTGACGCCTTGAGCGCGCGGGTGACGATGGCCCTCACCACGAGGAACGTCTTGCCCGAGCGGGATCCACCCACCAGGGCAATGTGGCGCTCGCGTCCCCCCAGGAGAATGTTGCCGCGGTTCTGGGCGGCCGTCAGCCGGAAAGTTGTACGGGTAGGTTTTTTAGAGGCCGGCGTCTGAGCGCGAGACCGTGACGTGGACGCTGCCATCTGCCTTCACGACCGTTTCCATCGCTGGCTCCAGTGTGGCCAGTTTCCTAGCCTTGTACGGCGCCAGGCAGTTGCACGTCCGGACGCACGACTCGCCCAGCTCCCGGATCCACTTGACGTCCGGCTTCTCCTTGCGGCGCTCCTCCACGGCCATGTTCGTGAAGAGCATTGCCCACTGCTCCATCTGAGCTATGGGGTCGAACGCCGGGGGTGCGGGAGGAGCGTCGCCGGCCTCGATCTTGGCCTTGACGGCTTCCTCCGTCCGAAGGCGGGCCTGGGT